GAAGTTAAAGTAATTTCTGTAGCAGAACCATTGTTACCACCACTTGCTGTTAATACACCATTTAAGGTTGTAAATGTTGGTGGAATAACTTGTCCACCAAAAGTATTTGTACCCCAACCAAAACCATACCCTTGAGTAACAGGTCCTATTTCATAATAAGGATCTATAGTTGCAGTTGCAATAGCGCCACCTGTACCTGTTTCGTTATTATTAGCTAAAGTTGTCATTTGAGTAGTTAGTGTAGTAGCACTTGGAGTGCTTAATACTTCAAATAACTTTCCATTAAAGTCAGCAGCTGTAAAAGAAGTACTAACCCCTGTTAAAGCAACAGACCCATCTCTTACTAAAAGAATATCACCTACTGTTGCATTGTGTGCAGCACCATAAGTTAGTGTTAAAACATTTGAACCATTAGAAGTTCCAATAGAAACTCCGGTTTGAATCTTATCTGTATCAATTGGAGTTATGTCATAAACAGCACCTTCAAAATAAATGTAAAGCATTTTGTTGGTGCCAATTGCTACATATTTATTACCGGCATTATCTACCCAAGCATGTTGATCCCTGCCTGCACCTACTAAATTACTTGCTGTTAATTGAGACCACCCACCTATTTTTTCAGGATAACTATATCTGAAACGCATGTAGTCACCATTGACCCATCTTCCTTCTGCGCCAGTATCTGATGATTGTTTATCTAAACCTGGTTTTAGCGTAATTTTTGTTAACATATAAACCCATTATAATATTATTTTCCAAATGCTGGTAGCCCTAACATAGGTCTTCCATCAAATTTGTTTTTCTTAGCAAATGGGCCGTTTACATGATTATAATGTAGAAATACTTGACCGCAAATGTTCCCGTCAAAAGGCTCTCGCCAATGTTCAAGTTCACAGCCACTATATACTAGCATATCACCTACTTCAAGCAAGACTTTTGTGCCTTCCGGAGCACCGGGTTTAACTAAATTTTGTCTTTCATTAATAACATTATCAGCACCTGTGCCGTCTATAAATATTGGCCATGGCTCACCACCCAAGTTTATCGTAGTCGATATCTCACAGCTTGGTCTGTCTTTGTGTCTCTTTAATTCATCCCCATTCTTATATATTCTTGCATAAGAATACGTTGGAACTAATTGCAGCCCAGTTTCCTGGGTCATGACTGGTAATACTTTCATCAATAGAGTCTCCATCACAGGGTCTGCATAATGAGAATAAGTGTTTGGAATCTGAGCATCTGTCCATGTACCTAACATCCCTGTATCATAAGTAATATTATTGTCGTACATATACTTAACTGCATCTCGTTTAAGTAGAAAGTAGTTGAATATAAAGTTAGCTAGCTCGTAGCTAACAGCACCTTTGATTATTTGATATTTATTGAACATCTGTATGCCTATATTGTTGTTTTTCTTTTACTAATAAATCTCGAGTATCATTAGGTAATACTTTAACCTCAAATTCTGTCATACCTAATTCTAATCCAGCTATAAATCTTCTCATACCAATACATATTTTATACATATTATCTTCTTCTATACACAAGATGGGATTAATCATTCCTTTTTCACCTATGTTATCTCTTAATTTTTTATATCCATCATTATCTTTTTGAGCGTCTTTACCTTTTTCAGTATTTAAAAACTTATTGCAATTTCTAAACATCATTTTATCTTTATGAATTAACATCAAAATCCTTGTTGTATAAAATTAAAACTTACTGATATTCTTAAATCATTTGATTGATTAGGTTCTACTGAATGCCATAACCAAGCAGGAAACATTATAATACGTCCTGGAATAGGGTCAAGGTTTGCATCTCTCCATAAATGTTTTGGAGGTTGACCTTCTTTTCTTGCAGGCATTACTATTTGTGCTCCAGGTCTAGGGTCATATATTTTAAGTCTGCCAGCTTGTGGGTTTGACTTAACATAATATACACCTGAAAATAATGAGTTTGGATGTATGTGTGGTTGGTTTAATCCTTCTTTAGGATTGATGTTCGCCCACATATTACCAAGGACGGGTTCTCTATCTAACCATTCTTCTTTAAATACATCTTTACACATAATCATTAGTTCGTTAACTAAAGGTTGATACTCTGGCTTTGATGCCATGTCGGTCGTAGAATGCCATCCTTTGTAATTTGTTTTCTGTACTCCTTTATCTTGATTAGACCAATTGATAATGTCTTGTGCTAGTTTATCATTATCTAATTTTATGTCTTTACCAAAAACACTTGTAGGAAAAAATTCTTCTTTAATCATCTAAAAGGTTTTCCTCCAAACCACACAACAAGAGATTGTCTTATACCTTTTGTTACTGGATTAACTCTGTGGTTTAAAAATGATGCAAATATAATAGCATGGCCTTGTTTTAATTCTGCAAATTTACCTGGAGCCATTAGTTCTAAATGACCTCCTTCAAATTCTGATGGATCATTTAACAAAACAGTCATTGATATTTTTCTAACAGGTGGTTCATGAGTCATGTTTACATCACAGTCCATATGCCAATCATAGAAACCTCCTTCAGGGTACTCTGTAAACTGAGCATTTTCCGTAACTCTTATGTCACCAAAACCAAAATGGTTTTCATTTGTTTTTTGAATAAATAAATTTAGATCTTGATACATAGGTTCCATTTCTTTAAATGGAATCCAACTAATAGTTGTAACTCTTTTCTTTGTATCGGTTCCACCTCCTGGTTTATTCATACCCACTTGAGCTTCTTGTGGTTTCTGTGCTCTACCTGATGCAATAATTTGTCTGCATTGTTCTGGTGTAAAAAGTGGTGTTGTTGTTTGTACTATCCAACTTTTCCATTTAGGTTCTGTAATAATTTTATTTTCGTACATTAGTCTCTTCCTCTATTCATTATTGGGTTATACTCCACATCCATGTTTGCAGACAACGTTCTTCTATATCCTGGTCCATTAAAAGGATAGACACAATGTCTAACATCATAAGGAAAAATATAAAAATCTCTTTCAGTAATATTAGGAGAGTAATCACAAGTTGCAAATTGACCTGATACTGATCCCATAATTTGTAACTTACCATTCATTGGATTATGTTCTGAAGAATATTCTACTCCAAAAGATTTTGGTAATTTTAAAATCATAACACTTGATAGACCCGTATACAAAGAACCTTGGTGCACATGCACTGGATTATATTCATGTTGAAACATTTGATTCACCCAAATAGAATTTAATGATTTTTTATAACCTTTGATTTTATTAAAATCTAGATAGTGACCCATAGCTTTATCAACCCATTGTAAGACATTATCTGGTAACATATTGTGATGATGCATCTTTGAAGTGTCCGCTCCTTGATAGAATAAACTATGTTCTTTCTCAATCTTACCCACTAATTGTTTATTAGCTGGAGGTAGTGTTGGATACTTTGTTTCATAAATAGTGTTGATAGTATTAAATACATCAAGAGGTACTTGATATTTCAAAACTGTTTGTCCTAAGGGACAGATACTAAAATTTAATGTGTCCATATTTTTCTCTTATTCTTTCTGGAATCTTTTCAATGTAAGGGTTATATACTTTTCTAACTTTACCTGCAAATAGTTTATGCATATTACTACCTACAATTTTATCATCATAAGTTAAACCATTTACATTTACTGGGTCTAAGTTATTAAATCTGTGGTTAAAGTAAGGCTCACCTATAAATTGATATATTTTTCTAAACTCTTGTTCAGGATTAGTGACCACATCATCATACTTTACATAGTGACACATATCTTTATAATTATATGAATTTTTAATTGCTTCTAGTTCTTTAGCAACAGCACCATTTTTATTCATAATCATTGCTAATTTTTCTTCATCAGTTTTTAAATTATGTCTATTAGGAAATGCATCAGGGTTTTCTGTGTACCATTGCATATAACTTGCTAATACATCTATTAAATCTCTAAGTAATACAATACATTTAAAAGGTCTTTTAAAATGTTTTTGCATTAATTCAAAATTACCAGGAGTTGTTACTGGTCCACGATCAATAATTATACGTTGAGGCCAATCTTTGTAGTAAACATCATATACTGAATCTAATACATTATCTAAAGATTTATGATCTGGATAATTTTGAAACACATCAGTTTGTTTAAGTAAAAACAAATCTTTTATTATCTCTAATGTAATAGAATTAGGAGTAGCTGCTATCTCAGGGTTTTGATTCATAATACTTGCAAATAAAGTATTACCCGATCTAGGTTGTGCTACTAAAAATAAGAGTTGTTTATTTTGGTTTGGCTCCGAGGTCATTAGTCAATTGTTCTTTCTTGTTATAAATCATTTCTCCTGATTTTTTAACTCTTTCTATTGTTTGTAATTGTCCTAATAC